GACGGGCAGACGCCAAGCACGCAACTATGATGAGGCAATACTCGTCGGATTTCATGGAAGCTACGCAGGAGCTCGCCAAAGAAATCGAGGAGGGGAATGGATGAAAACCAAACACTGCGGAGGATGTGACCAGACCAAGCCAGAGGATCAGTTTGCCAGAAACAGGCTGGCACCAGACGGTAGACAATGGCACTGCAAATCCTGTAAAAACGAGCACAGCAAAATCAGAAAGGCAGCGATCAAAGACGGCACATGGCATCCAGTGCGAAGATCAAAACAGTAAAAACAGAAAAGGACAATTTACATCGTTAATCAAACAGACTCAAAGGCTTGCAATGATTTCCGTCAGAAATTGTTGCAGGTCTTTTCTTTAAAGAAGGCCAAGTTAACAAATGTCTATGAAATTTTACACACCTGTGATAAGAGTATGTCAAGGTTTTAAAGTGGAAGATCCAGAACCAATCGAGCATGAATATCAAATCGGGATTGATATTTCACTAGCGTATGCAAAAGAGATTTCGGATGCATGTGATCGGTTTTTCGACTCCAGAAATATGCCAAGGGGCAAGGATCTGTTCTCAAAAACTAACCACAGCTTTTTTATCGCCAAAAAACCGAGCAAAGGAATCAAGGATTGATCAATGGCTTATCTGAACAAACCAATGAAATTTGAGGAGGCAATCAAACGTCTCAAAGCACGCAAGGAAATCGGAAGCAGATTGACTTCAAAACAATGGGCTGACGTTTCCGCTTCCATTCGGGATCGGGCTTTCTTTTCATCAAGGGTGGCTTCGGCTCGTTTCCTTCAGTCAGCAAAAAGGGCGATTGATGATTTCCTAACAGCCCAAAGAGAGGAAGTGATCACGCCAACAGGTGAGATAACCACGGCCCTGAAGACCGGAAGCCGAGGTGATTTCATCAACATGATGCAGGAGGTATCAGAACGTGAGGGCATGGGAAATCCGCTTCCACAAGGCATGGGCAAGGCTGATCAAAGCATGATCACTCAAATGATGGACGTTAGCTCTGCCAGAAGGCTTGGGTTGATATTTGAAACAAACCTAAGATCCGCTTATGGATACGGGAACTTTCAAGCATCGGTTGATCCTGATGTGACAGAGACTTTCCCAGCTTGGAGATTTGTCAGGATTGCAAACGTGAAAGAACCTCGACCGCTGCACAAGAAAAACGAAGGTGTGGTCAGGAGAAAAGACGACACCAAATTCTGGCTTGAGATGAACAAAAAGGAAATCGGTGGTCTGGGCGTTCCGCATGGCCCTTGGGGGTTTAACTCACAGATGGATGTTCAGGAGGTTGACAGGGAGGAAGCAGTGGCATTAGGCTTAATCAAACCGAAAGAACGAATCCGAGATCCGAAATCAGAATTCAACAAATCTTTGTCTGTTGATGGTTCACGAATGGACAAGGGAATCTTCGGTAAACTCAGAAAAGCATTAGGAATCAAAACAAATCAGAAAGGCTGGGAACTCAAATGGGCCAAGTAAAACTCGAAAAACCAGAAGATCCACAAGTCTTCTGTTCTCACACAGAAATGCGTGATCCTGCTTCATTGGTAGAGCATCCACGCAATTACAACACTCACCCAGCAGAGCAGATCCGTTTGCTTGCAAAGATCATCAAGCATCAAGGGTGGAGAAATCCGATCACCGTCTCAAAAAGGTCAGGCTATGTCGTCAAAGGTCACGGCAGGCTCGCTGCTGCCTTGCAGCTGGGATGCTCTGAGGTTCCGGTCGATGTGCAGGAATACAAGGACGAAGCATCAGAGTATGCTGACATGATTGCTGATAATCGTATCGCAGAGCTTGCCGAAGCTGATCAGGATGCTCTGAAAGGATTGCTCACAGACGATGTGTTTGAAGGGTTTGATCTGGATCTGACTGGGTTTGAAAACACTGATTTCTTAAATGATGATTTCAGTCCAGGCACTGAAGATGATCAAGGAAAGCTGGATGAACTTGATCCAGTGTTAGTAAAGTGTCCAAAGTGCAGTGAAGTTTTCAATCAAAGAGATCATGGAGTGTGATTTGAAAATTGATTGGGCAACTCACGAAGCAGCAAAATACGCTTGTGAAAATTGGCATTATTCAAAAAGCATACCAGTTCCCCCGCTTTTTAAAGTAGGAGTGTGGGAAGATTCAAAATTTATCGGAGTTGTAATTTTTTCAAGGGGTGCATCGAGTAATTTATTGAAGCCTTACGGGTTAAATCAAACTGAAGGATGTGAGTTAACAAGAGTTGCACTCAATAAGCACAAGTCAAAAGTTTCTAAAATCATCAAAATAGCTTTGGCTTTTTTGAAAAAAAACAATAAAAAATTAAGGCTAGTTGTCTCTTTTGCAGATCCTCAATATGGACATCATGGAGGGATTTATCAAGCTGGCAATTGGATTTATGCATCAACAACAGCACCGAGTAAAGAATTTTGGAAAGACGGGAAAAGGCTTCATTCCAGACAAGTTTCAGAAAAGGGGTTTAATATTCAGCAAGGATGCAAAAGAAAAACAGTAAAGCCAAGTCAGTGCAAAATAATTAAAACTGAAGGCAAACATAGATATTTGATGCCACTTGACAAGCATATGAGAAAAAAAATCATGTGTCTTGCAAAACCTTATCCAAAACGCGCACAAAACATTGATAGTGATGTGTCATCTTACCAAGATGAAAAAGGCAGTGCAAATCTGACCTGTGCGCTCCAGCTTTCTTAAACATGAAAATCAAAGATCGAAAAATCAAGATCAGCAGTGAACGCAAACGGGGAAGACAGTCTTTTGAAATGCCGATTGAAGCAGCTGAGTCGTTCGGCAACATGGGATTCACGCAGAAGGATATTGCTGACTTTCTTCGTGTTAATGTGAAAACGATCAACAGGGAATTCACCAAGGAAAATTCTGAATTCCGAGAGCTTTACAACAAGGGCAGAGCAGCAACTGCAAGAAGCCTAAGAATGAAGCTCCTGCATAGGGCGATCAAAGAAGACCGTGATCAGCTCTTGATCTTCGCCTTGAAAAACTTTTGCGGGATGTCTGACAAAATGGAGCTTGATAACAACGGTGAGATCCATGTGCATGTCACGATGGATGGAAAGCCGATCAAGGAACCTGCATGGCTCAAAAATTAGATCAAGGGATCAATCTTCAAAAGCCACACTCAGGGCAGCAACGGATACTCGATGCTGCCCTTCGTTTTAATGTTCTCCAGTGCGGTCGCCGATTCGGCAAAACCACGATGGGGCTTCACATCCTGCGTATGGCTGGGATCATGGGGAAAACCTATGCATGGTTCGCTCCTACTTACAAATCAATGTCAGAGCAATGGAATGATATTGAAGCATCATTTGCCCCGTTGATCAGAAAGACAGACAAGCAGAACCGTGAGATCCATTTGATCAACGGAGGCAGGTTTGATTTCTGGTCGCTTGAAAAGCCTGATGCTGGTCGTGGTCGCAAATATCACGGGATCATTATTGACGAGGCTTCGGTTGTCAGGGATTTAAAATCCAGATGGGAGCAGGACATCAGGCCAACACTGACAGATTACAAGGGCAGAGCTTGGGTGCTTGGAACACCGAAGGGGCAGAACTATTTCCACCAGCTCTTTCTAAAAGGGCAGCGTGGGGATCGGGATTGGAAATCCTGGAGGCTTGGCACAATCGACAATCCGACAATCCCTGATCTGGAGCAGGAATTGGCCGATGCTCAAAAGGATTTGCCTGATGCGGTTTACAAGCAGGAGTATCTTGGAGTGCCTGCCGATGATGGTGGCAATCCATTTGGAGTTGATGCAATCAGGGCATGCTTTGGTGATCGAAGCCATAAGCCAGCAATTTGGTTTGGTTGGGATCTGGCAAAAAGCCATGACTGGACGTGGGGCGTTGGACTCGATGAAGACGGTTGCCAAGTGTTCAATGGAAGGTTTCAGAAGTCATGGGGAGAGACGAAACAGAGCATCATTGAGATGACAGAATGGAATCCAGCCTTGATTGATTCAACGGGTGTCGGTGATCCGATTGTGGAGGATCTGATCATGGAGGGATCAAATTTTGAGGGGTTCAAGTTCTCGTCAACCTCAAAACAAGCCTTGATGATGGGACTTCGTGCTGCTATTCAGCAAAACAGGGTTCGATTCTTCGACGAGGCATTAAAATCTGAGCTTGAGTCATTCACTTATGAATACAGCCCAGGTGGGGGAGTGAAATACACAGCACCAGATGGCATGCATGATGACGGGGTGATGGCATTGGCCCTTGCCGTCGAAAAGATGAGAAGGGGATCAAATGATGGGGTGATCAGATCAACTAGCGGATTCAAACTAGGCACAGCAAAAGCCCAAAGCAGCAGAGGAATAACATTTTAGAATCATATGGCAACTCAAGACCAAACGCCAAAACCAAAGCGAGCAAGGACCACAAAGAAGGTCAGTGAACGCATCATTACACCTTCGTTCCGCGAAAAGTTCTATCCGTTCCTGAATGAAAAGATTGATCCTGCGGAGGTTCGAGGACTCCTCCAATCAGCCTTTTCGGGAGATCCACAGAGCTTGCACGATCTTTATGCCATCATGGAAGACACTTGGCCAAGGCTTGCCAAGAACCTGCACGAGATCAAGAAAGCAGCATCCAGAGCAGAGTTTGTTGTCCAAGCGTTCGCAGAGCAGGGACAGGAACCAAGCCCAAGGGCTCAAGAAAAAGCTGATTTTGTTCGTCGAATGATCGACAACATGCGACCAGTTCCGAAGCGCAATGAAAACGG